GGTTCCGCATTGACCACAAATCGCAGTTAGTGCAGTTTTTTTAGCAGATTCAATTTATGCCAGCTTTTAACACTCTCCGCATGGCGAAAATGCTCAACGTCACAGAGCAACACATGAGCAAGCTTGGCCGGGAAGGTATCGTGCCGCGCTCGAAAAATGGCGAGTGGGACGTTGACGCTGTGGTGCGCGCCTACGTGACGTGGCGACTCGACCATCTCACCGAGGGAGCGAAGGCCGACAAAGCGCGAAAGGAAAAAGCCGACGCCGACATTGCCGAAACGAAGTCGGCGAAATTGGATGACGTGTTGGTTTTCAAAGACGACTACGTGAACAACTATGCGGACGCCATCGCGCAAGGCGTATCCCGAATCTCGCGACTGAAAAACTTGACCACTGCGCAGAAAGAATCCGTGTTCGCCGAACTCCGGGCGGTGAAACTCGCGGACCTTGCGAGCGATTCGCGCGAGGATGAAAATGAGGACGATGATGAAGCCGCCGATGAAAACTGAAACGCACGATGACCAAATCTTTTGCGGACTTCACGCTGCGAGAAATGTCCCGTTTGAGCCGCGCGTTGAAATCCCAATCGCTCCGATTGCGCAAGTTTTGAATCAGCTTACTTGCCGCGAAGCGGAGATAATTGTTCGCCGATTTTGGCGCGAAGAAACTTTGCAGAAAATTGGGGAGCACTTCGGAATTAACCGCGAGCGCGTCCGGCAAATCGAAGCCAAGGCATTGCGGAAAATGCGGAGAGCAGACAGTCTGAAGATTCTAGAACCATCAACGGAGTGCGTGTCATGGCAGTGGTAAAAATGAAGCCGCCGAAACAGCATCCGAATAATCGCCGCATCCGCGAAGCGACGCGGCGCGAGTTTGAAAAACTTTGGAGCGAGTGGAAAATCCGCGAGAAACGGAAGCCCTCACGATGGGCGAGCGAAGTTCGCATCATGCCAGTCGGCGGCCCTGTCAGCGGCGACCAAGCTTGCAAATACGACCATGCCTTTGCGCCTCACGCGATTGAAATCATGGACGCGGCGGATGACCCGTCCGTTCGCGTGATTGTGAACTGGTCCGCAGTGCGTGATTCCAAAACTGCAATTTGCCTGAACGTCCTTGGCCGCACCGTCACGGATTCGCCGGGCGGAATTTACGACGTGCATCCGATTGACGACGACGTTTCCAAATTCTCCAACGACGACGTTGAGCCTATGATCGAGGCGTGCCTCTCGGATTATTTCGTCGGCAAAAAGTCCCGCGACTCAGGGCGCACCATCAATTACAAAAAGTTTCGCGGCGGTTCGCTGCGAATCGTGAATGCCGGCAGCCTCACGAAGTTTCGCGGCTCAACCGTGCGCGTTCTTTTTCTTCACGAGGTGGATGGCTACACGGATAAGAAGGCAATCCACAAGGCCATCAACCGCGCGAAGGGAATCAGTGACGCGATCATCTTTCTCGAATCCACCGGAACCTACGCACCGACGATTGCGGACGATGGGACCATCACCTACAACTCTTCCATTCACGAATGGCACGACAAAGGCGATAAGCGGAAATGGTTTTGCAAATGCCGGAAGTGCGGCGCTCGGCAATGGCTGAAGTTCAAACAGATTCAGGCGCGCGACGGTGACGAGCGACACGCGGAATACTTTTGCGAGCGGTGCGACGCCGCGCACAACGAAGCACAGTGGCGGAAAATGGCCGCATCTGGCATCTGGTATCCCACGGCGGGATTGACCGAGGGCGACATCGCGGAAATCGAAGTCAGCCACAAGGACGCAAAAGCGGAGCAGCGCGAGGTGCGAAGTTATTGGCGGAACGGATTCAACTCACTGCTTCCAAAACACGACGCCTACGAAACGAAGCTCCATGAATTTCTTGCCGAGGGCGAAGCGGCGAAAACATCCACGGCGGCACTTGAGATTTGGACGAACGAAATCGCGGCAGAGCTTTGGAACATTGACGCGGAGAAAACCCCGCCGCCTGCGTATCAGCCGATTCTAGACAACCGCGAGGATTATGCGACCGCAGAGCGCGTCCTGTTGCCGATGCGCGCGCTTGTTCTTACCTGCGCGACCGACCTTCACGGAGACCGTCTGGAAATCGAATGGCGGGCATGGGCGCGGAATGAGGAGTCATGGGGAGCCGGTCACTTCGTTCTTTTCGGCGACACGAACCGCACGGAGGTTTGGGATGAATGGACGAAACATTTGCAGCGAACCTTCCCGCACGAATCCGGCGCGTCGCTCAAGCTTTCGCTCGCGCTCGTTGACGGCGGATGGCGAACCGACCCGATTGTTGCGACGCTGAAAAGACTGGCGCTCGTGAACGTGCCCGGCGTGAGCGGAAAAATCCGAATCAGCAAGGGCGCTCCGAAATGGCAATCGGTGATTCACGACAAGTGGGGAAGCGTGAACAAAAAGGTAAAGGGCATCATCATCGGAACGTGGTGCGCGAAGGCGATGATTTACGAACGCCTCGAATGGCACAGCGCCAAGGAAAAACCGAGCGCCAGCTTCATTCACTTTGGAAAATCCTACAGCGACGAATTTATCCGGCAGATCGTTTCCGAGTCGCCGGTCTGGAAAATCATCGACGGGAAAAACATCCTTACGTTCAAAAACCCGGAAGGGAACCGGAACGAGGGGATTGATTTAATCGTCGGAAATCTCGCCGCGTTCCACCGGCAAAAGGATTTTGGAGGATGGGATTTCGACACCATCGAGAAAACAATCGCGGAAGAGGCTGCGCTGGCGAAGGGCGTGCGCGTTCCGTCGCCAGTTCAAAAAATCGCCGCCACAGTTTACAGCGGCAGGGGATGGAAATTGTAGCTTGCCAAGTCGCGACGGCTAGCGTAGCCGTGCGCAAATGCTGGCGTTCACAACCCTGACTTCGATTCCTTGCGACATCACGCAAGGCGAGGTTGTGACATGGGCGGAAACACTGACCGCGTATCCGTGCGCGAGCTACAGCGTCGCCTACAAATTCGCAGGCCAAACGCCGCAGGACGGCTTCCAGCAGTTCGCCATTGCGGGCACCGAGAGCGGGGCGGCAACCTACACGTTCGCCACGCCAGCGACGCCGAAGCCGGGCGCGTATTCATGGGAAAAACAAATCACGCTCACAGCGGGCAGCGTGATGCGCGTGGTGGAGCGCGGAAGCATCAATGTCCTACCCGGACTGTCGGTTGTTCCGACCGTCACTTTTGCGGCTGCGCAGGTTGCGCTTTACAAGACCGTCCTCGCGCGATTCGCCGCAACCGACAAGCAGACCGTGAACTTCAACGGGCAGTCTTTCACTCGCTTTTCGATTGCCGATTACCAAAAGCAACTCGTGTATTGGCAGAGTCAGGTCATCGCAGAGCAGGCGAAGATTGATGCGCTGAGCGGGAAGCTTGGCGGGAGAATCCGCGCGCAGTTTGTCAGGCCATGAAAATTCTCGACGCAATCTCAAAGTTTTTCCGTCGCGAGCCGAAGGAAAAAACGCGCGGTTTTTCCGAACTTGTGGCGGGCGGGAGCGGCATCAATGCGGACTGGAATCCCGCATGGACTTCCGACGATGCGGACCTTCTGAACAACGCATGGGCGCTTGTCGGCAGAGTGCGCGACCTGTTCAATACGAACACGACTTTTCAAAGTTACCGCGAGTCATTCATCGCGAACGTTTACGGAAGCAATGGCATCATGCTGCGTTCCACGGTCAAGGAAACCGAGGACCGCGTGATTCACACTCCGGAAGAAAAGGGCGCGATTCGAGCCTACGAGGAAAGGCGCAACCGCGTTCTCGAATGGGCAGCATCGAAGAACGGCATCGAATGGAAGCGGGAACTGAACGGATATCGTCTTTTGCGCGAGCTTGGCGATAACGGCTCACGCGCGGCGACGGTGAAAGTCGGTGAGCCGGATGTGTTCGCACGCACTCTCATTGAGCGGAAGTGGAGAGAGTTTGGACGCAAGGAATTTTGCGACGTGCGCGGCACGCGGAACATGCACACGATGCGCCAGATTCGCGGCATCAGCACAGTGCGCGACGGCGACTTTTTCACGCACATCATTCGCGACCCAAGGGCCAACAAATTCGGCATCACGCTGCGGATGATAAATTCCGAATGGTGCGACCGCACACTGAATCACACCTTGGAAAACGGGAACGTGATTCGGATGGGGATTGAATACCAGATGAACGGATGGGGCATCGGAAAACCTGTCGCGTATCATTTCATCAAACGCCAGCCGCGAGATTGGCAGTTCACAATTGCAGGCTCTTACGGCTATCGCGGCGGGCAGCTTCACGAACGGATTCCGGCGGATGAAATCATTCACCACGCGCGTCCGTTCAATGCCGAAAGCACGCGGCCCGCGCCGTGGGTTGCGAGCACGATTCCAAAGGCTCGGCAGCTCGACCAATACGAGCTTGCCGAGGTTGTCGCGGCCCGCGCGCAAGCGTGCAAAACGGGATACCTCTACAGCGACATTAATCCCGACGGCGGCGCGGGCGGAATGGAAATTAATCCGGCTGACTCGCTGCCGACGCAGCAACTTTCTCCCGGTGATATTTTCGCGCTAAAGTATGGTGTGAAGTATGGACAGACAGACCCCACGCATCCGAACGGCAACGCGGAGAATTTCCGCAAGATGATGCTTCGTTCGCAGTGCGCGGGAATGCCGGGCAGTTCATACCCGACGATTGCTCACGACTACGAGGCCGTGAATTTTTCCGCCGGGCGTCTCGCGCGACTCGACAGCAATGAGCTTTTCAAGATGATCCAAGTTTGGGACATCGACCAAGCAGAGACGCCGATTTTCGAGGCGTGGCTGGAAATGTCTTTGATGACCGGCGCAATTCCATTGCCGCTTGCGAAGATGGAAAAATTCAACAGCAAGACCTTCCAAGGCCGACGCTGGCGCGGGATCGATGAAGTCAAAGAGGCGCAAGCGGCGGCGCTGCGCATCGCGAACAAACTCAGTTCGCGCACGCGCGAAAATCTCGACATCGGGAACGATTTTGAGGAAGTGCTTTTTGAACTCGCTGAGGAAGAAATGGCAATCGAAGCGTTTGGTCTGAAAACGGAAACGACCGTTGAGACGCCCGCGCAGACAGCAACGGAGACTGACGAAGAATCCGATGCGCAGGACGCGGGAACACCGGCAAAGAAAACCCTCTCGAAAAAGAAGCGATTGACAATCGCAACCTAAAACACTAAACGCCGCACCGATGCCAAAGAAGTCCATCAAAATCCCGCAAGAGCTTTTCCGCGCGGGCAGCGCGCGAGTGAGCGAGGACAAGAAATCCATCCGACTTTCGATTTCGAGTGACGAGCCGTATCTTCGCTACGATTGGATGGAGGGCGAAGAATACTGGGAAATTCT